TAGCCGATGGCATCAACAAACACCCAATCGTGCAAAAGCACTAGCGGATGTAATGAGAGGAAAATAATATGTGGAAAAATATAAAAGAAACATGGTCAGGATTGAAAAGATCAGTTCAACTATTCTTAATGGGAGTTGGAGTGATTATTGTTATAATGATTATTAGCAACATATTCTAATATGCTTAAAAAATTATTATTTGGTGGTGGTGGTTTAAAAGAGCCAGTAGAAGCTGTTGGATCGGTTTTAGATTCTTTATTTACAAGTAAAGAAGAACAATTAAATTTAGAAATTGTAAAAGAAAGATTGGCACAAAAACCTGCAATGATACAAGCTGAAATAAGTAAAGTACAAGCAGGTCATAGATCAATGTTTGTGGCAGGAGCAAGACCATTTTTAATGTGGGTTTGTGGTGTTGGATTTGCTTATGCTTTTCTTATTGCTCCTACATTAGAATTCTTTTTACCTAATACTGATAAAATAGAAATACCAACTGACATAATGCTAGAATTAACACTAGCTATGCTTGGTTTGTCCAGTTTACGCACAGTAGAAAAATTGGCAAACAAAAGTAAATGAGAAAAGAACATAAAAGTAAAACTGGTGGTTTAACAGCAGCAGGTCGTAAATACTTTAAAAGAAAAGAAGGTCTAAACTTAAAACCACCTGTTAAGTCTGGTGATAATCCTAGACGAGCAAGTTTCCTAGCAAGAATGGGA